TGGGCACCAGCTGGGACGTTCAGTCGATGCGCTACACCGGCCAGCGCATTGCTGCTGTGGCTGAGGGCATTGTCGATGTCGAGGAAGCCTTTTACCTGCGACCTGTTGGTAATTACACCAACCGCCAAGGCAAGCGATACACATACGACGAGCGACTACGAGCTAAGGATCTGCAGCACTGCGAGGATTCTGCTCGGCGCTATAAGCAAGCTTTGGATGCGGGTATTTCGGAGGAACACGCTAGAGGAGTGCTGCCTTTCGATTACCGTCAACACTTTGTCGTGACATTTAACCTTCGCAGCCTCATGCACTTTCTTGACCTGCGGGGCAAGGCTGATGCACAGATAGAGATTCATCAGCTGTGTCAGTTGATGATGCCTCATTTCGCAGAGTGGATCCCACCAGTGCACGACTGGTACACAAAAAATCGCTGGGGTAAGGCCCGTCTAGCACCATGAAAAAAGAATCACGCCGCACTCCGTTTAAGTTTGCCGTTGGTGATCGAGTTGCTGAAAAGCCTCGCATCCATCTAGGGCTTGCTGTTAAGCAGGAGAATCAACACAGATACTTGTCCCGCATCGGAACTGTTGTCGAACTCAAGCACAAAGTCAGAAAAGACGGGCATCAGCGCAAGTACCTTTCTGTTCTATGGGATGGGTTCACTACCCCATCCGAGCATGAACAAATGAGATTATGCGTGGCCACGAAGCTGCAGCTTTTGGAGGAAGACCTGATTTTGAATCACGACTGAATTAAGAGGGGATGCCACCGGCTCTCGCGCCTGCGTGGCTTAGTTCATGCGTTCCCCCATCGCATCAGGACAAGACTCCTCCTGTTGATTGGGTTGAAAGCAAAACTTAGCACAATCTATGAAAACGTCTGACAAAGATAGAGCATGAAGCTGCGTCTTCTAGCAGTAAATAAACCCTACCGGTGCCTCATAAAAGGCCGAGGCACCATTGAGTTCTTCACCACCGAGGACGGCAACACTTACTACCTAAGCTGCGCTGTCGGTATGTGCCGCTATTCCACCAACCTGCATCAAGCAGAGATCTACCTGGATCAGATGCTGCCCACTTCATAATAAGCCGTACTCTTACCTGTTAGTCTGAACCTGTCTGAACACAATAGGAGCTTCGTGGTAGACCGTGTCTATGGCCCCGACGGTCTGAATGAACGGCAACGCATCGCCGCCAACTACCTTGCTCGGGGCACCACCATCCGCGAGACAGCTCGCAAGATCGGTGTCAGCGAGAAGTCGATCTACACCTGGCGTCAGCGCGCCCCAGTGCAGCAGGCCATCTCGCGCATTCAGCAAGACATGCTTTCTGAGACCGGCGGCATGAACATCAGCACGATTCCTGATGCCATCAACGTGCTGGACGCCATCATTAACGACGAAAACGCCCGGGCAGCCGATCGCATTGCAGCGGCCCGGACCCTGATGAGTGGAGCACAGGCTTATCAGGAACGTCGGATCCTCGAGCGTCAGATCCAAGATCTGGAGCGCCAGCTGCTTCGCCTCACGGCGTACAACGACCCCGACGAGATCGAGCCTGCTCCCGAGACCGACGACGTCATTGACATCTGATGGTTTCCGTTTCTGCCCTCCGCAAGCGCGTCGAACGGTTGCAGACAGAATTGGAGCGGCGCAAAGCGCGAGCTGCCAATTACGAGTCCGGTATAGCCTCCACGTTGCCCACAGTCGAACACTGGACTGACTTCGCACGTCGCACCTGGATCCGCACAAGTGGGACGGTGGCACCTTTTGACCCGTACCCGTACCAGGAAGAGCTGGTCCGGTCGATCAACGCCAACCCCAACACGCTGGTCAACAAATCACGCCAGACCGGTGTTTCCGAGACCGTCTGCAATTACCTGCTTGACCGCGCGTTGACAGAACGAGGCTTCGCTGCGGTCATCTTTAGCAAGACGCAGCAGGACGCCTCCGAGCTCGGCCGGCGTGTGCGTGCGATGGCGAACAGCCTGCGGGGCGAGACCATTCGCTACCTCACTGATAGCACTACGCAGCTGGCGTTTGAAGGCCGGGGTACGCTGTACTTCCTGCCGGCCTCACCCCGAGCTGCCCGGGGCATCCCGAGCTCCTCCGTTCTGTTCATGGACGAGGCTGCCTATCTTGAGGGCGCTGCAGAGATCTACCGCGGCGCCATGCCCACACTCTCCATGGTGGGTGACGCCGCCAAGGTGATCGTGGTCTCCACGCCCGACACCGAACAAGACTGGTTTGGCCAGCTCTGGCACACCGACGAAGGCAACTGGAACAAAGTCGCCATCCACTACTCGCAGCACCCGATCTACGGTGCCGACCCCGACTGGGCGCGTAAGACTCGTGAGTCTCGCCGCATGACCATGGCGGCATGGAACTCCGAGTACGAGCTTCAGTTTGGGGCCACTGATACCCAGATCTACCCCAATGAGCTGATCAATAAAGCCGCGAGGGGTCACTGGCGTGAGTGTGGATCGATTAACCGTAGTTATGTCATAGGAATTGATCCCAATGCCGGCGGGAACGACTATTTCGTAGCAATGGTGATGGACATAACTTCCACGCCCTACGAGATCGTTGGTATGTATCGAGAGAACGGCAAGAGTACTGATTACAGCTTGAAGCATGTAAGTGAGCTAATAAAGGACTACATGCCTCAGCGTGTAGTTGTTGAAAAACAAGCGATGGGTGCTGTTATAGCTGAGGCATTGCAGAACATATTACCTAATTACGCCATTGAGACTTTCAACACGAGCAGGTCGTCCAAAACCGTAGCCACAGATCGAATCCTTTATATTCTCGAGCGGGATGAGTTGATCTTTCCCTCGGGCATTATCGCAGACGAGCTACGAGCATTTCAACAGCAGGAGAACGGTGCCCGGCAAGCTGCTAACGGAGCGCACGACGACACTGTGATGGCGCTGGCGTTTGCTTGCTCTTTAATTCCAGACACTCCAGTTACAGCAAGTTTCTTCGACAACATTTAGAATGTTGCGGGGGATCCGTCTTTAAGTCCCATGGTCGCGTATATTCGTATAACCGAGAGCGTCGGCAGCGGTACGTATCGGTGGAGGCTCAGACCGTAGCCCAGTCTTGAGTCTCTGTATTTAACCAAACCTGAATTGCGTGTTCTCTATAAGGGGACCACCATTTCTGTTGCCTGAACCAATGGCGCCAGTCGTTTTCGCTCCCTTTTGCTTGGTTGCAGCAGGCGCAACAGCACACAAGGTTGCATCTGTCAGTAGACCCACCTCGACTCCGAGGGCGCACATGATCTAGCGTGTCTCCTGGGCGGCCGCAATAAGCACAAAGGGATCCCCAGCTACTGAGGATCCCTTCGCGAAATTGCTGTTTGGCTTGCCGCTTGGTTAGGAGACTCGACCCATCGATTTGATGGTCAACCATTCCTTTCTGGGTGGCTTACTCAGTTTAACTGTCTGAACCGTAGTACAAACCCAGCAGGCAGTTACCAGATACCAATCTACATTACCAGATACAGCTGCGTGTTACCAGATAATCGAGTCAGTTACCAGAGCAATCTGTATCTGGTAACAGTAGCGCTAGGATTAGCACAGCTCCCTTGAGCCCTTCATTCCATGGCCACGCAAACATCAGAAGACTACCGGAATGATGGTGCGTTAATTAACACACTTACAGGCTTAGGCGTAGCTAAGAAAGACAAAACAGTTGCTACAAAAGTACGTTTTAACGCGCTTCTTACTGAAGCTGAACTCGAATCTTTATACACCAGTGGCATCCCACGTCGCTACGTCGATGCCATCGGCGATGAGATCCTGCGTCATGTACCCACAATTGCTTTAGGTGGAGACGCAGCGAACGACAGTGCTGACATGCTCACCTCGTTTAATCAATATCTCCAGACAACACAGTTTCACTTTGCGCTTTCTGAGGTCATTAAGCTGCAGCGCCTTTATGGAGGCGCCGGCCTGGTTCTGCTCATTGATGACGGAGGGCAGCCTGAAGACCCGGTCGAGGTCAAGCGCATCCGCGGAGTGCGTGGGTACATCCCCCTTTCGCGGCACGAACTGATCCCCGAGGACTTCTCCATTACGGACTACTCCCGTCCTTCGCACTACCGGATCACCACCAGCCAGCGCATCACGCCAGAGCAGACCAGCGGCTACGTCAATCTTCGCGTGCACAGTTCTCGCATAGCCCGCTTCGACGGGCTGTTCCTGCCATGGAACCTGCGCTCCCGTAACACAGGATGGGGCCAGTCTGTGCTGCAGCTGATCTGGGAGTCATTCAAACGCTATGAGACCGCGATGTCGGGCCTCGAGGCCATGACGTCGGATGCCGATCTGTTCGTGCACAAGATCCCCGGGCTTTTCAACCGTATAGCCTCCGGCAACGAGAGCGATCTGCGTAAGCGTCTGGAGGCCAACAGCCTCAGCCGTAGCGTCTATGGCGGCATGGTGGTGGACACCGAAGAGGAGTTGAACTTCCTCAACCGAGCACTGAGCAATATCGCTACGGCTACGGACCCCTTCGTGAAGGATCTGCAAGCTTCCACGGGTTGGCCGGCCTCCATCCTGATGGGCGACAGCCCTGGCGGTCTGGGTAAGGAAGGCCGCTTTGAGGAGCGCATGTGGGCTTCACTGGTGGAGCAGTGGCAAGAGGTTTACTGCCGCACGCCTATCACAGAGGTCTTCAATTACATCCTGGCTTCGCGCGAAGGACCAACCCGAGGCTGTGTCCCCGAGTCCTGGTCGGTCCAGTTTCCCTCGGTCTTTACGCAGACCGATAAGGAGAAGGTCGAGCTGAAACAGCTCACGGCAGCTTCCGACATTCAGTACCTGCAATACGGCGTGCTCAACGCTCTGGAGGTCCGCGAGTCCCGCTTCGGCGGCACGGAGTTCAGCATCGATACAAAACTCAATGAAGTGATCACCGAGCAGCTCGCCGTGTCTGCGGACGCTCAATTCCAATCGCAGATGGCCGGCTATCAAGCCCAGCAGCAAGCAGCCCAGCCACCTGAAGCTACAGCTGAACAGCCGACAGCCCCCGAGGCCGGGGAGCAAGGCATCTTGCCGCCCAACCGCGGGGACGCGCACTTCGATTCTGCTGAAGGACTCCGCATCCGTATCACCCATCGTGTTGATGACGTCGTCGCAGGCCCTATGGTCGGCCCTGATGGGCAACGCATCGATAGCAGCTCCGCGGCTCCCATTCTGATTATTGGACCTCACCGCACCCGAGTGCGAAAGCTCTACCGAGCGCGCTTCAGCCTTGATAGTGCTATTACGGATGGCCCTTACACCACAGGATTCAACGCACTCCGCGCTGCAAGGGCTGCGGTGCAGAAACTGTTTCCCGGGCAGAATGTAGTAGGGCTTTCACAGGTGCCCGATACCGAGGCTGACGCTTTCCGGGCTTACAACGAGGGGTACTGATCAATGACACAACCAAACATCACACCCCAGGGCTTTCGCACCGCGGCGTACCTGGAAAGCAAGTCCCGGATGGACGCTGCTCGGAGCCGCACGGGGAAGACTAGACGCCGGGTGACGTGCACCCCACCTAATGTGAAGTGCGGTGGCCGGTGCATTCCTCCTAATTGGGATTGCCGACTGCAGGGTAAAGGCCCGGATTCACATCTGAGGGCAGTTCGTACAGATCCTGTTAGTGGCTTGGCCAACATTGAGCGTGGTGTTAAGCGTATCTTTAAAGGTGTGCGTAAAGGGAGCTTTTCTGAGATCGAAGGTGGTAAGCGTGCCATCGTTCGCGGGGTTGTGAAGGCCACTCCTGGTGACATCCAGCGCAAGAAGAAACTGCAGGCGAATCTTGAACGCCGCGCTGGGGGCATCACAGTTGGCCTCGCAGTTGTTGGCTTTGGTTTATTCAGCCACAACCAGCTGAAGAGGGCACCCTTTTATCGAGATGGAGTGGGCCGCCAGATTGATGACGCGGTAGCGGCTGGGATTAACCGTGTGCTTGATACCACTCCTGGGATCGAAGGTCGGCGGGCTGAGAGGCGTGCTGCTGGCCGAGCTGCTGCTGGTGAGGCAGTGGCTAGAGCAACAGGAGAAGCAGCTGGAGGCCCTGAGGCTATGCGAGGTGCCGTACTTCGTACGCCTACTCAACTAGAACGTCGTGCTACAGAGTACGGAAACGCAAAAGTACTAGAGAATAAGATTAAAGCCTTAGATATTGAAGCTAAAGCGTTAGATATGAATGCCTCTACATGGAGGCAGAAAAACCTAGAAACTTTTTGGGGAGCTACTCGTACTAATGCGGGGGGTGCAGGTGACAGGAGTACCTTTTCCGGGCCCGCTACAAATGAGTATTTATCTCGCCAGTTTGGCTTTAAACTTAAAAAAGGTGATGATGCTACAATTGTACGACGTTCTGTCGCTACTGCGCTAAACCGTGAAGCGCGCAACTTACAAGCGTTAGCACGACAAGAAGGTGTAAATCTTAAAGATGCGAATTCTCGCAATGCTTTTTTAAACAGGGTTGTAGGGCCTAGCACAGCTAACTTCCCTGATGACGTACGAGAACGTGCAGTCAGTAACCTCGACCAAATTATCGGAGATGCTCCCCGAGGAGGCTCGACTGCAGTCAGCCGTAAGCAGCTCGCAGACACGATTTACAGAGATACTCGCGCTGGTTTCGATCAGTATTTTGGGCGAATCGCTGATGAAGTTCGTCAACCTGTAGGTGCTGCTCTTTCAGCTGAGGCACGCAAAGCTGGCTACAGCGATTTGTTGAATAGTGCACGTATTGGACAGTCGCGCTATTTAGCCAAGAGCTTGAACAAGCCTGAAGCAGTTGGAAACAAGATGGGTCAAGGCCTTAGTGATCTGATAGCCAAGGAGTATTACTCCACTAAGGTCGTCAGTAACCCTACGTTCACAGCCACAGATCGAGAGATCCGGCTCGCAGCATCCGAGCTCTCAGGGCGCAGCTTCAGCACTACAGCTCC